TCAACCACTACTTTGCTCTTTTTCTTCCAAATATTTATCGAGAAGCGCCGTGTACTTCAAATCCTCTTCCTCACGAAGCTGCTGATAGATTCTTCTCGTGGTCATAATGTCGGCGTGTCCCATCAGTTTCTGCGCCACCTTATCCGGCACACCTGCATAGAAAAGATTTGACGCATAAAGGTGCCGGAACTGGTGCGCCGTGACCAGCGCCTTCCACTTGTAATAGACTCTGTACTCGTCCGGATGTCCCTTTTTCTTCATTCGTTTTTCCTGCTTGACGCTCAACCCCAGCGGACGGCAGTACATCGCCCACCGCCACTCATATTGTGATGAGGTCAGCGGCTTCTTCGTTCCAGACATCACATAATCGTCTGGGTCATGCCGAGCCGCCTCTTTTTCCAGCAGCGGACGCAGCCTCGCAAGGATTGGAATCGCTCTATAAGCTTTTTCCGTTTTCAGCTCTTCTTCGTATGGCTGGTTGCGTTCCCACGGCATAGCCTGTGAAGGGTATATCCTTCCCTTTTCAAAATCCACATCGCGCCACCGCAGGCCGTTGGCCTCACCGATCCGCATTCCCGTGTATTCAAATAGTGCCGCCCAGAAGCCGCAGCCTTCTGGGTGTGCCTCTATCAGCTCCTGTTGTTCTCTGGTCGGCTCCTTTCGCTCTGTTACTGGCATTTTCTTCGGAAGCGCTGCCGTCCTCACCGGGTTTCCTGTACCGTGCATATAGTTGCACCAGTAGGAAAACACGCAGCTTATCACCGACCTTGCATTCAGAGCGGTCTTTTTGGCTTTTCCTTCTGCGCTCAGATGATCCAAATAGTCACGAACTCGCTGCGCATCGATGTCCTCCATCAGCTCATCGCCAAAGAATATTTTCGTCGGGTTCAGATGCTTACGGTAAGACGCCACGGTGCCGCGCTTGACCGGTTTGCTGGGCGATGTGATATAAGCCTCATACGCCTCCGCAGCCTCCTTGTAGGTCACTGCGCTGGCGCGAGGCTTCTTTTTATGCGTTTCTTCCCAGCTCTGCAAAGTATCACGGTATTTGTTCTCTGCTTCCGTGAAGGTCGAGCCATAAAAGACCTTATACTTGCCATCCGGCATTTTTCGCTTACACTGACAGCATCCGTCCGAACGATTTCCCTTCCTTTTAACTGCCCTCATACCCTTTACGCCTCCAGAAGCCTACCCGGCGGGGCAAAAGTGTCCACTGTGGACACTTACCCTGCCAGAATCTCTGTAATGCACAGACCTGAAAACGAGATTTTGTCGTTTTTCACAATCTTGAGAAATTTCTTTCTCTGGTATTGATTTTAGCACATCGCAGTTGTAAAATCAAGCTAAAGTTTACAACAAAAGGAAGTGTTATTGTGACGGACGACGAATTTCTTGCCTGCCTGAAAGAGCACCCAGAACTGTGGGACACCATAATGCGCATCCTTTTGGAACCGTCCGAAAATCAGGATGGCTGCCCACCATCCTCCTGACCAGATTATAGCAAGACCCCCGATGCATCAACTTACATCGGGGGTCTTGTCTTATTTGTCCTTTTTCTCGTTTCCTTCAAAACGCTCTTTCAGCAGTTCGTACATATTCAGCAGCGGCAGAGAGATTTTGCCGTTATTCAAAACCATCGTCGAGATGACTTCCATTTTTGCACGGGCGATGCCGTAGAGTATCGTTGAACCGTTGAACCAAAGCTTCCGGTTAAATTCCACATCAGGCATATCCTTTTCAACTGAAAATAGCCCCTGTATTACCATGTGGTATTTACAGCTGGCTTTCGGTTCTCCCTTCGTCGAATAGTCTCCATCAAGTATCAGCCTGACATAGGCAGCCTTTTCGTCCGGAGAGTCACTCGGAACTTGGTCGCTGACCAATACTTCCACCTCATGGTTCAGCACTGCGTTTTTTCCAGTGTCTATCACATTGTTGGTAATGGAGCACTCCGTAATAAAGCTTTCTTTATACTGAATATCTGCATTGTGCTGAGCTGCACCCATCAGGCAACACTCCCTTCGTAATTCGATTCAGAAACCGGTCTGCCCGCCACTTTGAAATTAGGTCTTGCGGAATCCGAAAACGACACAGCAGGAAATTCCACTTTACGCCCGGCGGGACGCTCTTCCACAGGTATCGTAGGCACTTCCGCTTCGTTGAACGTCAGCGGGCATCGCACCGACAGTCCAAGAGCATCCGCGATCTCAACCAGAGTGTCGATGGTATAGTTACACTCGCTGCTCTCCCAACGGGAGACCAGACTCTGTTTCACGCCCATTTTTTCAGCAAGGTCTTTTTGAGAAAGACCTTTTTGTTTGCGTGCATTGCGGATCGTTCGGCTGATTTCAATGTGAAGAGCTGTCTGAGCCATATCTACCACAGACATATCTTTTGTCAAAGCTTCCACCAAATCCATCAATGTAGCTTTCATAATTATTTCTCCCCTAATATTTCTGCTAAGCGCTTTTGAGCCACCGGGATATGTGCATCATATTCTGTATTTTTATGTCCTTGACGCTCATAAAATGCACAAAGCAGGTATACTTTATTATTTCGATAGGCAAATAAAATTCTAATATTCGATACACCGAGCGGAAAACGCATCGAACACAAAGAACTTGACCCTCCTAAATGTTCCATCGGGTCTCCTTTTTTCCCGATGGCTTTTTCTCCATCTTCTCTTAGTTGTTGCAAATATTTTTCTAGCCTTTTCAGAAAGCGCTTTTCAACTCCACTTGATGAGAGCAGTTCCAGAAGATCCTCAATCAAGCCAGAATCCACTTCCAACATATTGGCATACTCCATCAAGAGTTTCCAAATCTCAATTTGGGCCTGCTGGTCATTCAGAAAAATCACTTCCTTGTCTTTTTTGAAATTATATCACTTATATGTGATATTTGCAAGATGTTTCTCAAATTTCACATATCAAAAGCTCTGTCCTTTATTACACCTCATCCTCTTCTTCATCGTCCTCCTCTTCGCTCGCATCCGGATTCTCTGCCACATGGGAGATAGACAGGCTCTGCCGATACTGTTCGGCCAGAACGGTACGCTTGAAGTCTGCCGTGGGTGCAATTTCACCGACCAGCTTCTCAAGGTCGTCCAGCGAAACGCGGAAGAACTCCTTGCGCAGGTTGACCTTGTTCACGCGCTGGTCATTCAGGATGTGGTGCAGCTTCGTTTCGAGGCTCACAGCGTCATCAGAGAAAATCATCGAATGAACATCGAACGGGAACGGCACACTGGCGCTGCCCAGCTCGTTCACGCGGTCCATCGGTTCCAGACGGCGGGTCATACCGATTTTGAACACGCCCTCACCGAACGAGCCGATATTACTGATAACATAAACATTGCCAGCCTTGCCGTTTTGCAGCTCAACGATTTTATCCTTCTGCTCTGCCACTGCGGCCAGTTGCTTTTGCAGCTCCTCGATACGAGCCTTCAACAGTGCTGTCTTTTCGTCGTCCACAGAATCAGCCATCTGCTGAGACAACTGGCTGATCTGGTCGTGGAACTTGCTTTCTTCCTTTTCGATCTGCTTCTGCTGGCGTTCCAGCTCGCGGCGTTCCTCTGCTTCCTGCCGCATCTGCTCACGAATGGCACGCTGTTCTTCCTTGGCGCGCTCCTTCTGAACATAATACTCATACTCTATTTTCACGGCCTCTTGGAAATAGTAGTCCAGTTCACCGATAAATTTCTTAACTGTCGGGGCAATGCTCTGATTGCCATCTGCCGCGATGACGTAGTACTTGTTGGTAATGGTCTTAATATCATTCAGCGCATCATCCAACTTGCCAAAGCCAACATTGTTCAGCACATTCTGAAGCTCTGCGGACAGTGCAATGACCATCAGGCGGTAAATCGTAATGTTAGCTTTGGTCGTATAGCGGTCTTTATATTTTTCAAAGGTGGCTTGGATATTTTTCTCATTTTCTTTGTAACGCTTACGTAGATCCTTCATATCAAGGCATTGAAGCGTAAGTGTTACCGTGGGACTCATCAGTCCATCGGCCTCATTCAGAAGCTTTTCAAGGTCGCCGACCTCCTGATCATCTGTGCCAAAAGCTTCATTTGCGTGCTGGATTGCTTTAATGAGTTCTTTGCAACGGCGCACCTTCTGTTCCGCATTTGCTGCACTCTTGCGGCTCTTTTCCTCTTTTTCAGAAAGCTCCACAAGATTTTTCTTTCCAGCAAGTATCCTCTCTTCAATCTGGAGATTTTGAGTCGTAAGCTCTGCATTTTTCGCCTTAGCTTTTGCCACGCCGTCCGCATAGGCGTCTGCTGAAATGCGCTCAAATAAGGCTTTCTGATCGGACAGCTTAGCTGAGATTTCTTCCATCTGAGCCTTCAGCGCGGCCTGCTCCTGCTCCATCCGCACAGTCGATACGCAGTTATCACACAAGCCGTTCGTAAGCTTCAGAAAAAAGCCTTTTCTGCCACATCGAGTACATTTAGCCATTTTGATGTTCTCCCTTACTCTTCCTCAAATCAATTTTATCTTGCTGTCGAAATGCCGTTTACTTCTTCCCACTCTCCAGCACCGCCAAAGCCGCCGCTTTAGCCGCAGCCCTGGCTTCCGGAGATGCATTCTTGAACGCTTCTTCTACTTCCGGCCACTCATACCCAAGCCCGCCTTGCCCGGCGGGCTCTTTTTGTGTGTCCATCAGTTCATCGACCGTAATGCCAAAATAGTCGGCTATCTTTTTTCTATTTTTGACCTGCGGCAATGCCCCATTTTTCCAACTTGTCACAGCCGGACGCTTGAGCCCAAGCTCTTCAACTACTGTGGTTGGAGCCTTTTCAATCTTCTCGCATTCTCTAACAAAGTTATCCCAGAACAAAATTTTCACCTTCTTTTTGTTGATATTGCCAAATAACTAACTTCGGCTTACTTTCATCTTGCAAGTTAGTCAAAGTTAGATTATAATACATTTGTCCCAAGCAGCTGGTCACCTTCCCCTGCTTGGGGCGTCTCGGAATCAAACAGGCCTCCTATTGGCGGTGGAATGCTTGTAGACCCCTGCGTGATCTCCTATTTGACAAAAGTACCCTCTGCGAGGGTACACTCAGGCCCTGGCTGTGTCTGCTTGCAGCTTGGGCCGGACTCATTGCCAAGTAGAAAAAATGTAATTTGATAACCGCAATTTCATTTTACACTCTTTCTCTGTGCTTGGCAATGTTTTTGACCCTGATTTGAGAAACATTTTGCACAAGTGAGGTGAACAAGATGGATGATAAGAAAAAGCCCAGCCGGAAGCCCGACTGGACATTACATCAAATGCTGATTATTGTGCTTTGCCTGCAAGGTGCAGCAGCATTCTTCCAAAGCGCCGCACTCATTCTGACACTGATAAGGCTCAGCGCAACAGGGCTATAAGCGCAACGAAAAACGACGCCGCGCCAAAAACAGCGGATACAACAGCAACCACGATGGAAATAACGGTTACCCTGTGATTTTTTTGGATTTCAGCAGCTTGCTCTTTCTGATTTGCTTCCATCATTTCCAGCATTTTACGAATATCTTCCGCCGAACCCATTTGCGCATTTTCAAGCTCTTCACTGCGCTTTTGCCGTTCTCTCACCACAGCTTCTGCTTTGCGCTGCTGTTTAGCCCACTCATCCACAACTTGGTTTAAGCGGCTGGCACTATTCACCCCTGAAAATCTATCCATGATCTCACTCCTTTCTGCTCTTATTCTACCGCAGAAGGAAGCCTGCCACAAGGAGGTAAACCGTATGGAGAACGATAAAAAGCCCAGCGAACCGTCGGAAGCGGAACGCTGGGCCGAGATGGAGAACGAGATTCGGAGCCTCAAGCGGAGCAGGTCAATCTTCAATGTTTACCTGCTCCTGCAAAGTATCACCGTCCTTCACAACGTCCTGAGGATCAACCGAATCAGTGATGCACTGAGCGTCATTTCCGACACACTCGGAACCCTCACTGACACCAGCCGCACTACCTTGCAGATTCTGGAAGCATTCAAGAATTTCTTGTTTTAATTCTAATTCTTTCCTTTGAATTTCAAGGCTTTCGTGCTGATATTCAACAGTAGAAGCCCAAAAATCCTCTTCTTTCCGATCATGCTCAAGCGAACCCGCCCATTCTGCAAAAGACAACAAAACAGAAACAATTATAGCAACAATCTGAAGCCACTCATCGCGAGACATCTTATTGTCTGACGTTTTAGCCTCTTTTATCTTAGCTTCGACTCTTTCCGCTGCTTCCGGCGGAAGATACGGCTTTACTTCTTCAACCACCGCCTCTGCTTTTTTGACAGGGATCTCATAGTCTAACGAAACTGAGCGAAAAGCTTCAATAAAAACTTCAGAGACCTTAACCCATGTTTCCGGCTTCATTTTCAGCATAGTTTTTTGCAATTCTAAAATAGCTGCCCTTGCTGACTCGTTTACAGCCTGATTGTCAAAATCCATAGCTTTCAGCAACGGGGCTATCGCCGCCTGCATACTAACCGCCATTTGCTCATTCGTTGGCAGGCACGCAGCTACCGAATTTGCAATCTGTTGCATCCGCAGGGCAGTCATTTTTTCAGACTCATTCATGATTTCACCTCCCTTCTGTTTCATTTTACCGCAGAAGGGCCCCTGCCACAAGGAGGTAAAAGCTTTGAAATCCACATCCTGGTCTCCCGAATGGAAAGCGGAGGCAGTAAAACAGAAGACCCTTCGCGGCTGGAATTACAGCCAGCTCGCCAAGGCGGCAGGGCTTGGCGTCGGTCAGGTACAGAAATACATGACCGGCAAATACCACAACGACAATCCCAGAGAGCCAATCGAGCGGGCGCTGGGGATGAGGTGACAGCTATGACGAGAAGCTCTATTTTCGCCTGCTTTATGTCATTTGTCGCAGGCGGGTGCATGGTGGCGCTGGTCATGTTCTGCGCCCGGCATCCCACCCGCGAAATGCTGCTGGGCTGGGCCGCATACCTGCTGCTGGCCTTTGCTCTTGCTTATAAGTTAGGAGGTGCGCTCATCTTATGAACGGCATAATGTTTATTTTCTCCGACCTCTTGCAGCTCACCGGCTGCGACCCGTGGCAGGCCCAGTGCATTGAGACGCTGACGTTGCTCTTTGTCTTCGCGCCCATCGTGGCGGGCCTGCCTCTGGCACTGGTGGAGTGGGACAAGTTCAAACGGGCTGACAACGCCCGGATCCGCGCTGCAAAGCGCCGGCGGATGGAAAGGACGGCACACTGATGAGCACACCCGCAAAAGAACATCACTGCGCCCTCTGCGGCTCGGCCAACGTAGCTCGGGGCCGCAAATATTGCCCGGAATGCCTGAGCGCCGTGCGCAAGACACAGGCCGAGGAGCACAACAAGAAGCTCAAGGCTCAGTATGAGGAAAAGAAAAAGCAGGCCCTGCCGCAAGGCAATAGCCTCCACGATGTCTGTACCCGTGCAGATGCTGCAGGACGCAGCTACGGCCAGCAGGTAGAATTTGAACGCCGTCAGAAGGAGTTGTGGTTACATGGCAAAAACGACTAGAAACGAAGCGTGGCATGAGGCCTACAAGGCCATCTTCAGTAAGACCGGCTGCCTCCGGCTCACGGTAGATCAGGTATCTGGATATATGGGCGTACCCAAGCGCGACGTCTGCAGGCGCTACCCTGACGGCTGGAACAACAACGGGGCCGGTGATGGCCGTGGCAAGCGCATCCGGCTGGATACACTGCTGGATCAGGAATTTGGAACGTACTAGGGAGGTCCACCATGAAAGAAGCCATGCGTGATAAGGTGTGCCAGCTCATTGGCAAATATCAGGCCGAGGAGGCTTTCCACCGTGAAAAAGCTGGTCCTATCCATTCCTCGAACTGGCCCGACACGGACGCCGTCAAGGCTGCGTGCTGCCGGGACTTTCTGAAGGACCTCGAGAAACTGCTGGAGGAGAGGTAAACAGCGACACCAATGGCGGCAGGTGGGTAAACAAGAGCCGCTGCCAGCGCAGAAGCGTAAATTCGAAACTGAAAGGAATGAGGATATGGCCGCAACTAAACCCGCAAGCAGTCGGCGTGGACCGTCCACAAGCGCAAAGAAGGCTTCTGGGACCGTTTTGCCTCCGCCCATCACTTTTCCCGTGAGCAGCCCTACTCCCCGCCAAATCGAGCCGCAGGAGTGCGTGGCCCGCTGCATTGAGGCATCTGCCGACGGCGTGCGCGTCGTCGTGCTTCCCCGGGTGGTCGATGTCCGGCATATGCTGGACAGTGTTTATGGCGTACTGGGCTGGGGGGACACCTACTATCGCTCCGGAAGTTGGTGGAGATGCCAAATCGAGGTGCTCTCCCCTGCTACCGGCCAGTATGTCCGCAAGGACGCCGGGCCGCTGAGCCTGCCCACCTCCGACCCTGACCGGATGCAGGAGAATACCAGCTTTTTGTGCGCAGCGGCTATGCTGGGCTTTGCCGAGGACGTCATGGAGCTTGGTCCCATCGCTCTCAAGGCCGAGCAGGTGCCGGTGATGAAGAGCGAGAAGGGCAAATTCTACCCTGCCGTGAAGATCTCCGTGGACAAGTTTGCCCGGGCTGAGGATGGGCATATCAGTATGGTGCAGTTTACCCTCTCGGACGGAAAGAAAGTCTTATGGGACGAAAAAGCATAGTCGGGCGGCTGCCTGTGGTGTACGACCCGGCCCGGCGGGGCTTTGCCGTGGAAAACTCTGCGGAATTTGTGAAAACACAGATTTGCCAGAAACTCGACGAGCTGGCCCACGGGAAGCCCCTGCGGCTGACAGTCACGTTTGAACCGGAGCGCAAGGGCCGCAGCATTAACCAGAACCGCATGATGTGGGCGTTGCTGACCATCATGGCCGACGCCTACAATGCAGGCAGGGCAGGCGGCATCCAGCCGGAGGATTGTTATATCGAGATGCTGGAGGAATACGGCCTCGAATACGACTTTCTGGAGCTTCCGGTGGCTGCTGTGCCTATCCTGCGCAATGCTTACCGGCTGGTACATATCGTAGAACTGCTGGACAACGACCGCTGCACCGTCAAGGCGTCGATGGGTTCCAGCAGCTTCTCCACAGCTCAGATGACCGCCTTTATTGACGGGATCTTCGACCGGCTGGCCGAGATAGGGGTAAATGACCCCAATGTCACGGCCTACTGGCAGGAATGGCAGGAGGTACCAAAGTGAGCACCAGCATCATGCAGACCCGGCAGGAATGCTATATCTGCCGGGCAAAATACAACGTCTCCACCGTGCGCGGCCTTGAGGAACACCATGTGCTCAACGGGCCGCTGCGGCCGATGGCCGAGCGTTATGGGCTCAAAGTCTGGCTTTGCCATCGACACCACAACGAGCCGGGCTACAGCGCCCACTTTGACCACCACTGCCGCCTCTGGCTCAAAAAAGAGGCACAGGCCGCTTTTGAGGCCCGATATGGACACGAGCGCTGGATGGCTGAAACCGGAAAGGATTATTTGAAATGCTCAATGTTGTAGCTATCATGGGGCGGCTCGTAGCCGACCCTGAGCTTAAAACCACCCCGGCGGGCATCAGCGTATGCACCTTCCGCATCGCCTGTGACCGCAATTTTGTGCAGCAGGGCCAGCAGCGGCAGGCCGATTTCATCGATGTCGTTGCATGGCGGCACAATGCAGACTTTTTGTGCAAGTACTTTGCAAAGGGCAGCATGGTGGCCGTGCAGGGATGTCTCCAGACCCGGCAGTATCAGGACAGGAACGGCAGCAACCGTACAGCCGTGGAGGTCGTGGCGGACAGCCTGAGCTTTGCAGGCTCGAACAGGAAGCCCGGCAGGCAGGCCGTGGACGACGGCGGTGAGGCACCGCCCAGCAGCAGTCCTGAGACGGCATCAGCCTACTCGCAGGGCAGCGCAGAAGGCTTTGCAGTCATCGACGACAACGACGATTTGCCATTCTGAGAGGGTGAAGAATCATGACGGTCAAAAAGAAACAGAGTTATATTGTCGTGCTCGACTGGATGGTAGAGAAGTACCACCTCAAGGGCAACGAGCTGCTGGCCTACGCTCTCATCTACGGCTTCAGTCAGGACGAGGAAAGCGAGTATAAGGGCAGCTACTCCTACATCTGCAAGTGGCTCAGCATCGACCGCGCTACAGCGATCCGCATTCTGAACAGGCTGGAATCCAAGGGCCTGCTGACCAAGCGGCAGGAGCTGGTAGGCGGCAAGGCCACCAACCGGTATATCGCCGAGACCCCGGAGGCTGTTGCTCCTGTCCAGACTGACCCGGCGAGACCTGAAAATCGCCCTACTCCTCACCCTCCTGACCCGTCGCAAAATGCGACCGGTGGCGAAATGTCACCCGTGGCAAAGTGCGACCGATACCCGTCGCAAAATGCGACTCAGACCCGTGGCAAAATGCCACCCAGTAATACTATAGGGAAACCTATAGGGGAAATCTATCTATCCGCACGAGGTGCGGACCTCGATGGATCGATGGACTCACACACCCGGCGGGAGGCTGTGGAAGCGGACTTCCGCCAGCGGTTGGAGATCGACACTCTGGCCCGGAATCCGCGATACGAGCCTGCCCAGCTGGAGGAGCTGCTGGACAACATCGTGGACATGTACAGCTGTGAGGCACCCATGCAGTACATCGGCCAGCAGATGCAGACTACCAAAGCCATCCGCGCCCGGCTGGACAAGCTGACCAGCCAGAGCGTCGAGTACATCATGGAGAGCCTGAGCAATACCACTCAGCCCATCAAGAATATCCGCGCCTATCTGCGCACCGTCATCCTGAACGCCCCGGGTACCATGGAAAGCTACTATCAGGTGCAGGCCAATGCGGCGGTAGCTGCAAGTTCTCATCCCCCTGCCCCGGCGGGCAGTCTGATGGCGGGTGCGGTGCGGCGCTTCGGGCAGAAGCGGAGGGACGGCGCATGAAGGACTCTGACTCTCACGTCCAACACTATCCCGAAGATAACCCTTGCAACCGCTGCTCGTTTCTGGCCTGCCGCGACCGCCCGCTCACCTACTTCCGCCAGTGCAGTGCCTGGCGCGAGTGGTTTGCGGACCGCTGGCAGGGCTACCAGATCGCCGCAGAGAAGATAAAAACAAGCAGATAAGCAACAAGGAGGATCACAATGCGCAACATGAGCAAAATCGCCATCATCAACTTGAAGGGAGGCGTCGGCAAGTCGGTCACGGCCTGCAATCTGGCCTGCATCCTCGCCGAAAAGCATTCCCGGCGGGTGCTGGTGATGGATCTGGACAAGCAGGCCAACACCACGAAGTTTTTCCAGTGCTTCGACCCTCGGGGCAAGACCATGGCCTCCGTGCTGACGCTGGACAACAAGCTTGAAGACGTCATCTGTCATCAGGAGAAGTTCAAGGTGGATGTCGCCCCTTCCTGCATGAGCATGAACTTCGCCAACAAGCTGGTCATGCTCGAAGCCGGGCGACCCCAGCACAACCGCATCGCCAACGCATTGGCACCGCTTGCGGACGCCTATGACTACTGCATCATGGACTGCCCGCCTGACATCGACATTGCCACCATCAACGCACTGGTCTGCGCCGACTGGCTCATCATCCCGATAGACTGCGGCGAATGGGCCATGGACGGCTTGAAAGAAATTCTTGCTCAGGTGCAGGATGTCAAGGAGAACTACAACCCCGGCCTCGAGGTCATGTGTGTGCTGCCGACCATGTACCGGCGCACACGGTACGGCGCAAAAGCAATCGACGCTTTGATGGACAGCAAACTCCCAATTTTTTACAGCGAGCGCGGCAGGGTACTGCGCATCAATGCCTGCGCAGCGGTGCAGGAGGCCGTCAGCGAGCATATGCCGCTGTGCGACTACAGCCCCAAGTGCAAGGCGACTGAGCAGTATTTGGAGCTGTCCCGCAAGGTAATCTCCAAGGTGGAGGGATAAACGATGAGCACCGGTTTGATAAGTGACCTCCTGAACATTCAACCTCAGACTTCCACCCCGGCGGGGTCGATGCAGGTGAAGATGCTGCCACGCGAGTACATCATGCGAAACCCAGATAACAAAATTTATGTCGTGGGCGACATCGACAAGCTCAAGGAAGACATCCGGCTGAACGGCGTACGCCAGCCGCTGGAAGTCATCCGGTGGGCGAACGGTTACAAGCTCATCGGCGGCGAGCGGCGTCTGACCGCCTGCGAGGAACTGGCCAAGGAGGGCGATACCCGCTTTTCTTCCCTGCCCTGCATCATCGTGGAGAGCAAGGGCGAAGTTGACGACAGGATCGCACTCATTACCGCCAACGCCACAGCCCGCGACCTGACCGACGGCGAACGGCTGGCACAGTACGAAGCCCTGAAGGATACTCTCACCCGGAAAAAGAGAGAGGGCCATCTGGAGGGCAAGGTAAGAGACGAAGTCTGCCGGATACTTGGCCTCAGCACCGGCGCGGCCGCCCGGCTGAATGCCATTTCCGAGAACTGTGATGAAGAGACAAAGCAGTTTCTCCATGACGGCGAAATTTCTCTGATGGATGCCTATCGGAACGCCCAAAACAACATCGAGAAGCGCCGTCAGGCTGAGGAAAAAGCAAAAGCTCCGGTAACGGTTTCGGAAAAGCCTGCTTTGCCTCCAAAAGCTCCGATGAAAAGCACAGCGACCACGTCTGAAGATTGTGTGGACTGGCACCAGACGGCAACCAAAATCCCGGACTGGGCATATCAGTATGCCGAGCAAATTTGCAGTGAGGACTGGATTCAAGCACTTCCCGCATTCACCGGAGAGAATCTTCTAGACTGCTGCGAAAATGTCCACAGTGGACACCCGCTTACCGGCGGAGGATACGTCAACTATCTTCCCATAGGCCTCGTCCTTCGCAACGCCGACCGTACCCAAAAGGTGATTTTTACATGGCACTGGTTTGTGGAAGCCTGTGATGCCTGCGGCATCTCTCCGGAGATCATGGCTCAGGCCAATGGATCGTCAGCGGAAAACCTAAAAGTTCCTGAGAGCAAGCCTCACGGCCACAACACGCTACTCGCTCTGGCCGGTAAGATGCTAAGCAGGAAAGCCGCGTGGTACCTGGCGATTGACGAGCCAAACTTTAAGTTGATCTACTACAACCAGAAACTCCCCGGCGGGGCCACTCTATGGAAGCAAGTAGACATCACACGGGAAGAGGCAAACAAGTGCGATGACACCCGCTATGCCATTATCCTTCAAGATTACAGCTTCTTTACCACTGGCTGGGTTAGAGCATTTGAAATCAGCTCTGAGCTCGTAAAATACTTCGAACTGAAATAACCTCAAGGAGGGCAAAGGATGACACCGCGAGAATTTCGACAGCTGCATGCAATCCCCTTTGACATCAAAGCCAGAACTCGCCGCATCCAGCAGCTGGAAGCGAAGCAGGCCGAGGGGCCTGAGCTTGTGGCCGATGTAGTGAAATCCTCTTGCGGTGACGGAAATGCCTGTATCCTCGGTCATGCCACTGTGCGTGGGACAGCTGACAGCGTATACGCCCGGCGGGAGAGTGAGATAAAGAAGCTCAAGGCACGCAATGCCGAGCTGGATGCCCTGTATATCGAGGGCCAGCGCATCGTAGAGACCTGCGATGACATCATGCTGCGGGCAGCTATCTCTGACATCTGCATTCTGGGCAAGAAACCGCAGGAGGTAGCTGTAGAACTGATGGAGTTCGGCTGCGATCTGGATGCCGATACCATTCGGCGGAGGGTTGACCGGTGGGTCGAGCAGAATGTGACGTGATGCATAAGACGGCTGATTCCAAATCGGGGTCAGCCGCTTTTATTTTATCCAAAATGTCCGATTTGTCCGAGATTTTCTGATTTGTCCGGATTGTCCGGAAATGGTCGATTTGTCCGAAATGTCCAGATTGTCCGAGAATGGTCGATTTGTCCGGATTGTCCGAAAAAACCATGCTATTATCATACTGCGGGCATCAGAAATCCGCATTGTGAGTTTTCCATCGGCGGGAATCACAGCACAGGTTTCTTGCTACCTGTGCTCAATGGGTCATCTGCGCCGTCCGCTTCAAGCCCCAGCGGCGCATATCATAGTTTTGAGGTGTCCACAGTGGACACCTTTTTCTTCTGCCGTTCGGAAACACCGGGCGGCTTTTTCATACCCCCGGGGTCTGCAAAAGTACCCCCTCCCTCAAAAAGACCTCCCCCCTCCGGGCATGACCCGGCGGGGCAAAGGAAGCCGAAGCTTCGAGGACCACCGCACAGCACGTCAGCAAAAGGAGGCTGCATCCTAATGGCAGGCAGGACACCGCGCCGCAACGAGCGGCCAGACCACGACGGCACACACCGTCTGGCCTTTGAGCGGAACAAAAAGAAGATCTATGCGACGCAGACCGTTTGCGGCATCTGCGGCAAGCCGGTCGATTTCAGCTATAAGTTCCCGCATCCGCTCTCGCCCTGCATCGACCACATCATCCCCGTCGTCAAAGGCGGACACCCCAGCGACCTCGACAACCTTCAGCTCGCGCATTTCTGCTGCAACCGGGCCAAGAGCGACAAGCTGGTGGCCCGCAGCGGAAAGGCTCAGGAGCAGGCTGTCGATTCGCCGCGCGTTCTGCCCCTGTCCCGTGACTGGACGACCTACCGCAGCCGATAGGGGGGATGGCCCCCCCCCCCTGCCCTCGCCGGACTCCCCAGCCGTCACTGGGAATATTTTCTCACGAAAAGGAGGAATCCCCCATGAGCCAGACCCGCGGCATGGCCTATCTCCGCCGCAAGCTGGAGCTGAAGCGCAGCCGGGTGCTTACCCGCTATAAATACTATGAGATGAAGAATGCCGTGAAGGACTTCGGCATGGTCACACCGCCCGAGTTCCGCACCTTCAGCGAGGTGCTGGGCTGGTGCGGCAAGGCTGTGGATTCGCTGGCCGATCGGCTCATTTTCCGGGAGTTCCGGCAGGACAACTTCGACCTGAACAGCATCTATCTCCAGAACAATGCCGACATCCTTTTCGACAGCGCTGTCCTTTCGGCCCTTATCTCGAGCTGTTCGTTCCTGTACATCTGCGCCGGTGAAGACGGCTTTCCCCGCATGTCGGTGCTGGACGGCGGCAACGCCACCGGGATCATCGACGATGTGACCGGTCTGCTGACCGAGGGCTACGCCGTTCTGGAGCGGAACGCCGACAACGGCACGCCCACGCTGGAGGCCTACTTCACAGCTGGCAGCACCTGGTACTACCCCAAGGGCGAAAAGCCTTACCTTGTGACCAACCCTGCCCCCGCGCCGCTGCTGGTACCCATCTGCTACCGCCCGGATGCTGCCCGGCCCTTTGGCCACAGCCGCATCTCCCGGGCCTGCATGGGTCTGCAGCAGGGCGCACTGCGCACTCTCAAGCGCAGCGAGATCAGCGCCGAGTTCTACTCTTTTCCGCAAAAGTACGTTCTGGGGACCTCCGGCGACGCCGACCCGATGGACAAGTGGAAAGCCACCATTTCCTCTCTGCTGGAGATCTCCAAGGACGAGGAGGGCGACCATCCGGTGGTCGGGCAGTTTACTCAGCAAAGCATGAGTCCCTATACCGAGCAGCTGCGCACCTTCGCGGCACTGTTCGCGGGAGAGACCGGCCTGACGCTGGACGATCTGGGGTTTGTCACCGACAATCCCTCCAGCGCAGAGGCCATCAAGTCCAGCCACGAGACGCTGCGTCTGGCCGCCCGCAAGGCACAGCGGACCTTCGGCAGCGGCTTTCTCAATGCCGGTTATCTCGCCGCCTGCCTGCGGGATGATTTTGCCTATCAGCGCCGCCAGCTCTATCTGACCCGCCCCGTCTGGGAGCCGGTCTTTGAGCCGGACGCCGCCACCCTCTCCGGTATCGGCGATGCCGTGGGCAAGGTCAACGCTGTCATCCCCGGCTATTTCGGAAAAGAGAACCTGCGCGACCTGACCGGCGTGCAGGCCGAGGAATGAGCAGATGGACAAGCAGGATATTGCCCCCGCGCTGCTGGGGCGCATCCGGGCCGACTTTCTCCGCCTGCTGAGGAACACTGCTCCTTCGGCGGCCACTTACCCTGCGGCTCTGGACTACGCCGACCTTGTCGGCGGCGCTCTGGCCGAGGCGTTCCGTCTCCATCTCAGCGCCGACACGCTTCCGGATGGACGGATGTACTGGAACATCGCCGACCGCGTCCTCCGCCCCCTGCTGGAGGAGGACCATGCACTGGTGGCTGACGCCGCTGCTGCCGTACAGCAGCAGCTCAACGAGGCAGCCGGTCTCCGTCTGCTGGCCCAGCGCGTCCCGGTGGATGAGGACCGCATCGACGGCATCCTGAACAAGGTCTGCGCCGCCGAGCACTACGAGGATGTGGCCTACATGCTGGATGAGCCGGTACGGACTTTCTCCCGGATGGCAGTAGACGATACCCTGAAAGCCAACGTGCAGTTTCAGGGCCGGGCCGGTCTGCATCCCCGCGTCGTGCGGCACACCACCGGGAGCTGCTGCGAATGGTGCAGCAGGCTTGCCGGAAGCTACGACTATCCCCATGTACCTGCCGACGTCTACCGCCGCCATGAGCGCTGCCGCTGCAAGGTCGAGTATGACCCGGGCGATGGCCGCAGGCAGAATGTGTGGGATAAGAAGTGGACGGAGGATCCCGAAGCCCTTCAGGCTCGCAAAGAATTTGCGGAGTCTCCACTTGTCACTAAAGTCCGCTTTCCGAAAGAGGCCTCTCTGCAGAACGTCCTCCCGGAATATCTGCGGGCGGCTGCTCCGGGAGTCGGTTCCATCTCATACGATGCTGGTTACGATATGGTCCGCCATGCAGACGAAGTAAAAACAGCACAATGGCTGCGCGCCCATTTGGGCGGCGACATCGTGCTGTTGAACGAAGCAAATAATTATAAAGCGATGACTCCAGACTACATCTGGAACGACAAGCTCTGGGATTTGAAAACGGTTTCTACAGAAAAGTCCGCAAACAGCGCTGTTCGGCATGGTTTGAAGCAGATCCAGGAGAATCCCGGCGGAATCATCCTGAACTATGAGCAGAATACGATTTCTCTGGAAACGCTGAAAGATGTCCTACGGAAAAGATTGACTGCCAGTGCGACGCAGGATGTAGACATCCTCGTCATCTGCAAAGAGAAATTATTCACTGTTCAGCGATTCACTGCAAAAAAATAGAGGTGTCGAGCCCCCACCATATAGCGGAGGCGCACCTCATAGCTATTATATAGCACATTTTCGTCTTTTCGTCAATATTACATTTTCATTCTCATAAAGGAGGCCCCGCCGTCATGTCCCGAGCGTCAGAAAAGGCCGTCCCGGAAAAGCTGGGCCGCCAGACGCCCACGGCGGCGGTGGTGCTGCCCTACACCACGACCCACGGGCAGGAGGCCATCGACCTCTACAACACCACCGGGCGTACCGCCCAACAGTGGCAGCAGCTCCTGCTCTACGACATCCTCGCCGAAAACGAGGACGGCCTGTGGGTACATACCAAATTCGGCTACAGCGTCCCCCGCCGCAACGGCAAGAATGAGATCGCCGCCATGCGGGAGCTGTACGGTCTCCAGCGGGGCGAGAACATCCTGCACACAGCCCACCGCACGACCACCAGTCATGCCGCGTGGGAGCGCCTGTGCAGCCTGCTGGACAAGGCCAAGATAGAATACAAATCCATTCGTGCCTCTGGCCGGGAGAGCATCCGGCTGAAAAGCGGTGAGGGCCGCATCGAGTTCCGCACCCGTTCCTCCAAGGGCGGTCTGGGCGAGGGCTTCGACCTGCTCATCATCGACGAGGCGCAGGAGTACACCGACGATCAGGAAAGCGCCCTCAAATATGTGGTCACGGACAGCCGCGACCCGCAGACACTCTTCTGCGGCACACCGCCCACGCCGGTCTCCTCCGGCACGGTGTTCCTTAAACTGCGAAACGCAGCCCTGCAGGGCGAAACGCAGAACACCGGCTGGGCCGAATGGAGCGTGGAGCAGCAGACCGACCCCCATGATGTGGCTGCATGGTACGAGACGAATCCCAGTCTGGGTACCATCTTTACCGAGCGCAGCATCACCGACGAGATCGGCTCCGACCCCATTGACTTCAACATCCAGCGCCTCGGCCTCTGGCTGCGGTATAACCAGAAATCGGCCATCAGCAAAGCCGAATGGGAGGAGCTGAAGGTCGCCGCCCTGCCCGAGCTGAAGGGCAGGCTTTATGCGGGCATCAAGTTCAGCCCGGACGGGGCCAGTGCAGCGCTCTCCATCGCCGTCCGGACTGCCGACAACAAAATCTTCGTGGAAGCCATCGACTGCCGCCCCACCCGGGCAGGCAGTGGGTGGCTTTTGGATTTTCTGAGCAAGGCCCAGTTCGCCGCTGTGGCGGTGGACGGTGCCAGCGGGCAGCAGCTCCTGGCCGACGCCATGAAAGCCGCCCATCTCAAAGCGCCCGTCCTTCCTACCGTCAAGCAGATCATCACTGCCAACGCCGCCTTTGAGCAGGCACTGTTCGCGAAATCGCTCTGCCACGCCGGACAGCCAAGCCTTGTGCAGGTGGCTTCCAACTGCGAAAAGCGGGCCATCGGCACCAACGGCGGGTTCGGGCAACCCGCCCTTTCCGGGGGAGGCATA